TGAGCCGAAGGAGTTTGTAATTGGCGTCATCGTCTGCCCAATCGATGGCGGCGTCCCAATTCTCAAACGGCCCATAGAACTTGAACGCCCCGGTATCCAAGTCGCCAACCATCAGGAAATGTTTCAAGTGCCGGAAAGCCATCGGAGTGATCGATACGCCCCGGCGGCTGCGCTTTGTTGCTTGGTGCTTCTCTTTTGTGATTGCCATACCTTATGGAAACACATTTTGCAGGCCGCCGCTGGTCATTCCCCAGCCTCTGTTTCCGCCGCGATTTCGACCATCACAAACTTGCACAGACGGATCTTCATCCCGCTGGCGCGGGCCTGCGCTTCCATCTGCGGTTTCAGGCGCGCCAACTTATCCAGGTGGTAGGACATCGCCACCAGCGGGATGGTTCCTGCGGGTACGACGCCTTGCTTCAGCCCGACCCGCCCGCTGCCGAGTTCATCCACCCCCACCCATGCATAGATCGCCATCTGGTCATGAAAGGAGTGACAGTTCCCGCAATAGCGCTCTCGCACATCATTCGGGTTATGCGAAACCATGCCGCACTTCGGGCATACGATGTAGGGCTGCTCGATCATGCCGCCGCCTTCGCTGGTAATTCCCAGTCCGCGCCGAACAGACCGCGCAGGATGGGCATGGCGCGGTGCGCGGGGATCTGCTGACCGTGGCGCCAGAATGTGAAGTCGAGGAACGGGGCGGCCGGCTTCAGTTTCGGCGGCAGCCCGCTGACCGCTTCCATGTGTACCCGGCTGCAGGCAACCGAGACGAAAAGCTCCGGGCGGTCGGGGATCACCGTCGTGTCGACCAGGATGCGCGCCTCGGGCGGCAACTGCTCGGGCCGCGTCACATCGACCCTGCCGAGATACTTCGGTGCGGCCAGATAGGGGCACGTCTGCAAGGCGAACTCCATGCACTCCCGATGGCCAGGTAAGTCGTAATAGAAGCCGCGCGGATCGAACGCGGAGCCTGGCCCGCCGACAAACCAGAGCCAGCGGCCCAGCCGCTCACCGCAGATGGGGCACACACCCTCACGCAGCGCGCGCCACGTCTTGCGGTCATCATTCACCGTGAAGAATGCAATGTCGCCATTGCGCAGCGCATTCCACGGAATCGGGTAGCCCCGCGCATCGCGCGGCAGGCGGGCAATACGATCCGGTACGGTCATACTTCCTCCGCGACTTCGATTTCATAAGCACCGCCGAACAGGCTGGTGGCCTCTTCCTTCCCGTAGTCCACAGTCAATGGCAGGCCCTTGGCGATGAAGCCGCCCCGGCCGTCCCGCACCGCGCCATCGAACACGAGCATGACCGAAGACGGATCGGTATCGGAGGCCAGCGCGACGAATGCAGGCGTCCAATCGCCTTCCCCGTCCAGTCGCACCCGCACGTAGTCCCCGCGCTTCAGACGGTAGCTCATGGGTACATCTTCAATCTGCCGCCGAAGTCGGCCTGCGCATAAAACCGAGTCTCGGGTTTGCTGAGAAACAGCGCACCCGGCTCGTAGTCCTGGATATACTGGCAGACCCGCCTGGCTGTCTGGACAAGGGCGTGCAGCGAATCGCAGACCGTCAGCAGGCCTTCCTCGACCGCCTTGTGATGCCGATGGTGCGAAGCATTGACTACGGCCTCCTGCTCGGCCAGCGGCAGCGCCAGCAGCTTCTCGGTGGGGCTGAACCGATTGGCGGCGGTGACAATCACGATGCCGTCGGGCGGCAACATGCTGGTCGCCATGCGCAGCATCTTGAACGCCATATCCTTCGCCCTGCCCGAATTCAGCCACTCCTCGCCTAACTTCTCGACCACCAGCGCCTCGATTGATTTCATGCGGTGCAGCCCCTCGCCTTGGTGGTAGGACGCGAACAGGAAATTGAACTGCCCCCGCTCCATATCCCCCTTGGCCATGTTGAGGGCTTGGGCACCCAAGCCCTGCAGTTCCGCGTCTGTCATAGATCTATTCCGTCTCCTGTCTGGGCGGTTCGCAGTAGCAGCGGTTCCGGCACTCGGTCTTGCATTTGGTCCGGACTACCGGCCTCGCGTTCCTCCCGCAATCGTCCTTGCGACCCGGTGCCGCCGGCATTTCCTTGCAGGTACAGTTGGCCAGCCACCGGGTCGTATTGTGCGAGATGCAGAAGTCGGGCTGGCCGCGATGCTCCCGCACCGTGTCGCCCTGGAAATCGTAGTTCGGAATGCGCTGCGGTCCCTCGGCGGCGAAGGCCAGCAGCGCCACGAAGAATAAGAGTCTCATGACGGCCAGGATAGCGACTCAACATGGCGGCTGGTCCTCGCAGCAGTTGGGGCAGAAGATCAGATCTCCCGCCTTGGGATCTGGCGTGCAGAACACCAGCGGCGAGTGCCCGCATTCGAGCTTCACATCGTGCATATTCTCGACAAACGGGATGGGGCGGTGCGACTCGATAATCCGCCGCTGGAACCGCGGGTCGCGGAACACCGGGTCATCGCTGCGGATCATCGGGAAAAGCGGGTCGGCCTTCACGCCGCCCTCGTCCGCGCCTTGGGCGCCGCCTTCAGTCCGTAGGCCGTCACATCGAAGTAAGCCGTCAATGGCAGCGCCGGGTTCTTCCGCATGATCTCGGTGGCATGGTAATCGTGCCATGCGGCCTTGCCTTCCTTGGTGAGGTAGAAGCCGTGCCCCGGCCGGAAGGCGACCCATTTGCGGATCAGCATGGACCGGAAGGGCCGCTGGTCGTAATGCTGCGCCTCTTCGATGGTCATGTAGCTCTCGCCGCTGTCGATGAACGCCTGCACCATCGGGTACTGTCGGTTGCTCAGGACGATCATGCGTGGGCCTCCCGGCAGACTTCGCGGATCAACTGCAAGATCGCGCAGCCAGGCTGGTGATCTGTGAGGCCGCCCTGCAGATAGACCCCGCAATGGCAGCAATGCGACGGCAGCACCGTCATCTGGTCCGCCCATTCCAGGAATAGTTCCGCCTCCCTGCCGCGCAGGAGCCAGATGCCCCACTCCTTCATCACGACGGCATAGGCAGGCCCGCCCGGTCCCCTGAATGGCGAACTCGCCTTCCTCCCGTACCAGCGAACCCCCCGCGCGGATTCAAAACTGATCGTGGCGCCACGCTCATCGGTAACGGTGATCATGCGGCATTCTCCAGATTCGCCAGCGCCGCGCGTTTCCGTTTTCGCTCTGCCACTTTCTGCCGCCGCTTCATCTCACGCTTACGCGCCTCGGGGTCCGCTGGCCAGCCGCTCTGCGGCCCCTTCACCAGTGGAGGCCGTCCCCTTCTCTTCGGCTCACTTACCTGGCCAGCCTCGCCCTCCTGCAGTGCGGCCAACCGCGCGCGTATGTTTTCCACCTCGCCCTGCATGAACTCCTGTACCAACTGCTGCATGTGGATCATTCCCGGCAGCAGTGCGGCCATGCCCATCTGGGCGTACTTACCCGTCTCGGTTTTTGCTTTCATCTGTTCTCCTATGCCACTCGTTGATCTTCGGCAAAGCGCACCAGATCCGACCTCCGAAAGCGCACCAACCGGCCATGCAGTTTGATATGGGGCAGCTTGCGGTCAATGACCCACTTGTTGACGGTGGTGACTTTGATGCCCAGGAACTCGGCGGCATCGATCTTGGTCAGGTTGTACGGTTCTTCTGGTATCTGCTCTGCTCTATTCATATATATGGCCAGCATTTTAATGTTGGGATAGATCCCATGTCAAACAGAGAGATTTAGGGAGGGTATGGTGCAGACCCGAACGCCCGCCAGGTACAGTCGGCGGGGCGTTGGGAATTCGGGCGGGGAATGAGCTACAGCTTGCGGGTGCGGCCCTCCAGTGCCCAGAGCAGCTTGCGGAACTCGGCCAGATCCGGCTTCTGGCGGACCTCGACCGGAAGGCCGGCACACTGCCATTGCAGGGGCTTGGTGCTGGCGCAATCGCGGAACAGCGTGGTACTGACGCCCGCCGCTACCTCGATCACCAGCGTATCGGCGGTGGCGCCCAGGACGGTGCCCTGAAAGCATTCCGCCCCGGTCACAAACACCTGATCGCCGCGCTTCATAATTCGGCCTCGGGAATCCGCTTCAAGCGCAAGTCCGCGAGAGGGATGCGCCCCGAAGCCGAAGCGTAGTATCCCTGCCCCGCGAACCGCATTCGGAATTGCAGCATGAACCGATCGCACTCGACCCGCGTCATCGGTTCGGGGCTGGCGAGGATGCCATCGGTTTCATTGAACACATAGAACATCTCGGGGCACTGCTTCTGGTGTTCCCGCACCGCTTCGGTGATGGCCTGGGCAACCGCCACCGGGTCTTCGTGATCGCTGCGCAGCGGGGTCGTTACCAGATCCGGTGCGGCCCCCAGCTCGAAGGCTTGGGCGCTGGCGTAAGCATCGCCGCCGAAGTCCTCATTGGCGTCCCCGAAAACATAGATCCTCCCGCTGCGCTCCAGAGTGATCATGCCGGGATATTCGAGCGTAACCGATTCCCCCTGCCCTTCCAGGATGGCAACCGCCGCCTTCATCGTTTCGACTGTCATCGTTTCACCTCGTAAATTTTCGCGCCTTCAAGGCAATCGCAACTCAGTGCCTGCAGCCCGCAGATCGGGCAGCGCTCCACATCGCAGCCATTGTGGTGCAGCTGACCCGGCTTGCAATTGCAGTCATGGCAGCGGTCCCCTTCCTCCGGGTTGCCCCAGCCGCCCACGTAGGGCAGCGCCAGCACCCGCGTCCTGTTCTTCAGCACGTACATGGTCTGCACACAGCCATCCACTTCGGTCATTTCCTGCTTACACACTTCGCATACGGCCATTAGTATTCCTCCTGTCGCATGATGGTCAAAACCCGTGTGGTCTGCGCGGGGTCTTCAGGATGTTCGCTGCCGAACTCCATCGCCTTGTCGTAATAGTCGATCTTCCACAGCACTTTGACGCCGTTGTGCTCAAAGCTGCCGAAGTCCCTTTCGCCATGCGGATCATTGGCCGCATTGAAGGTCTTGAATAGCTCCACCTTCTCGCGGATTCGGCTCTGGTCCGCATCCGGCAGGGCGTTGATACCGGCGGTCTGCATCACCCGGCTGCATACCCCCATCGCGGTGCGCGCCAGATCGTTCAACTCAGCAATTCTTTTCTTGGTGTCGGTCATCAAGCCCTCCCCGTATCTTGCAGCCACTCGATAGCATCGGTGACATTCAACTCGGTGCTGCACGGATCGTAGTAGTCCGGCATTCCGAACTCGCCATCCTTCTCCTGGTACAGGGCGAAGTACTTCGGCACGAGGGCCGCCCCATCCGACTCATCCGCTGCGAACAACATGTAGTCGAGCATCATGGCCTTGGCCTCTTCCACCGTCTTCGCCAACCGATACGGCTGGTAGTGGTATGAGTTCGGGTCGGGGCCGGGCATCCCGAGGTCGCTTTCGGCTTCTATCACAATCAGGTACATTAGTCGCTCTCCTTTTCGGTCAGGGCCGCCTGAATCACTGCGGCGGTTGCTTCATCCGGCGTCGATACGGGGATGCAGTAATACTGCTCTGCCTCCGCCAAGTTCTCCCACTCGCCTGGCTTGAAGCGCCCGATGGTAATCGGCGCATCCAGGTTCGTCACTACGACCGTGCCGCCATCCTCGCGCTTCAATGAGAGGGCCGCGCACATGCCGCCCGTCTGTTCCATCTCGCCGCCTACGAGTTTTCGCAACCGGGTGAGCAGCGCCACATCCTCGGACACCCAGCACTCGCGGCCGCATTCGCAGCAGAAGCCCAACCCGTCGCCTTCGCGCTTTTCTTCCGCAGGCCACTCGATCCGCCGCTTGGCGGTAACCTCCGGCTTCAGCGCGTCATGGCACTTGCGGCACAACACCTGCCCCCAAGGCGTCCATACTCCTGCAATCGGCCCTCCGACCCGCAGCCCGGACCCCAGCCGCGCCAAGCCATGATTCACTCCCATGATGGCCGCCTTCTCGTCCTCGCCCTGATACAGCATCTTGCCGTCCTGGTTGTTATACTGCTCGTGGCTTTCCATCAAAAGCACCTCCCACTTGTTGCCGACTTCCCGATCCTCTTCCTTGTCGAAGTTGATCCAGATCTCGACTCCGCGGAAGTTGGCTTCATCGACCCAGATCCATGCGTGCGGCATCGCGTCGTTGTGCCAGCTTGCGTCTTCGCCCAAGGCCTGCAGCCATTCGGGAACCGGAACTTCCGGGTATTCCTTAAAAGTCGTCATCATGCTTTTGCCTCCCTTTCCTTCAGTACTTCGCCCGCCGCCCAAGACAGGCGCTCCACAACTGCGTTCCATGTGGCCGCATGGTCGGATGAAGATACGCACTCCTCCATATCTTCTGGAATCAGCTTCAACCCGGTCAGTACCTCGGCAATGAAAATGTTGTCATCGCAAATGTCCGCGAAAACAATCACTTCCCGCGCAATCAGATTCAGGTTGCGGTCGATGGACTCGGCCTGGCGGCGGGCCTTCCTTCTACTTACGATCAGCCGCACAATCTCCAGCGCGGCGGCGTCTCGGACTTCCGGCGTCATTTCGGCTTTCTTCATTTCTTCTCCAGTCGCGTAAACCGCACGCTGCGCGGGATTCCGCCCACTTCTGTGATTACGGCCTCGCCGCTGTACTCAGTGCGGACACCGCCCACCTCGACCCAGGAATCGATAGCGTAGTGCTCGTCGCCCAGAGGCCGCACCAGCGAATCGTCTGTCGCGCAGCTTGGGTACTTGGCCTCGCGCAGCGCCTTCTGGTCGATGCCCATGATGGTGCTGGCGCTTTCGCAGATCTCGTACTTCCGGCCCTTCAGGTCTTTCGCAATCAGGCTTGGGTATTCGATATCCCGGCCCACCGCGAACTTCTCTGCCGGGTCTTCCGTCTTCTGCGCCGGGTGCGGCTGCGGCCTTTCGCTGCAGCCCACGCCCGCCAGAGCAAGTGCCAAAATATATCGCTTCATTTCGAGTCCTTTCCGATTCCGGGGAAATTGAAATCGCCGCGCTTTATCGCGGCCTCGTCTGCCGACCGCGCTTCCTGGTAGCGCGGATCTTTTTCTTCGGCGGCCTTGCAGTCCATGCAAATGTCCTGGGTATTGAACATCGACATGATGTGAATCCGAGTCTCTTTGAAACAGCGGTCGCATTTCATTGGTTGATCCTCCCTGTGCCGGTGCACTGGTGCTTTCGGAAGTCGCGGGAGGATAACACCGTGCCGCAGGCCTCGCAGGTCTTCATCACTTTCGGCCGCCCCGGTCCCGCGCCGAAGGTCTTCCGCATAGCGGCTCTCCGGCGCTGCACTTCCGAGAGCAGCACTGCGTCTGGAACATCGATAAGACTCGTTGTTTTTTTCATAAGTTCTCCTGGACCGGATAGCAGTAGTACCTGCCGTCCTCGAAAAAGAACCCGGCCTCGCCGGGTGTTATGGGCGCGCTGAATTCACGCCCGTCCTCCAACAGCAATTGCGCGTTGGGATAGCCGAATGGCGATTGGAAGCGCACATCCATCACCTCGCCCGCCACATGCATGTACATGCAGACTTCGGAGAATGGAACCTCCAGCCGCACCACATCGCCGGGTGCGACAAACCTGCGGGGGGCGCTCATTGCGCGCCCCCCTTGGAACTTCAGCCCGGCCTCAATGCACCGGATACAGAGTTTGGTGTTGCCGTCCGCGTAGTGGTAGAAATGCTGCGTCTTCCGCTTGCAGCTTGGGCACTTCCCCGAAGGGTGCGGGGCTGTCGCCACAAAGCGCATTTCGACTGGTGGGAGATTGTTCATGGCTAATTGACCTCCCATCCCGCCGCGACAACCGCGTCGAGGCTGGCGTATTCCTCAGTCGGCAAGTCCTCGAACCGCTTGCCCTCGTAGTGGAAAAAGATGCTGCCCACATAGACCTTGGGCGCGGCCTGCCGCTTGTTCTGGTCCTCCAGCATGAATCCCAGGAGGCCCATTGAACAGGTCGCCTCGCGGCGGCTTCGGTGCTTCAGGGGAAGTACCATGCTCGGCCACCGCTCCGGGTGCTTCATCATCTCTAAGTGATCAGATTCGCTGTACTTAAGCTTTATTGCCTTGTGTGATTGCATGATTCCATTGTAAACAGCTTGGCTGTTTTGTGCAAGTACGACTTTGGACCGGGATTTATCCCCTGTTCGGCCAGGTACAGGTGCCGATGTAAAGCCACCGGGTGTCTCGGATTTGCAACGGTGTGGGTGTAAGATGGCCGCGAAAGGAACTACTCCCATGAGCGCTCAATTCGGACTCTTCCTGCCGATCTCCCCGACTGGTGATCGGCCCGACAACACTCTGCCTGGCGGCGGCCCCGGCGGCCATCCCTCGCACCCGATCACCCTGCCCCCGGTGCCTCCCGGCTTCCCGCCCATCCCTGACAACACCCTGCCCAGCGGTGGCGCGCGCCCCAGCAACCCGATCTTCCTGCCGGCCGAACCGGACAATACCCTGCCGGGCAAGCCTCCCGGCACCTCTGGCGGCTCTCCCGACAGACCAGACAACACTCTCCCGATGCCTCCCGGCACGATCTGGCCCCCGCTCAACCCCGGCGACGGAGTTCAGGGTAAAGGCCTGCTGCTGATCTTGGTGATTGGCGCCGACGGCGTGGAGAAATTCAAATGGCTGGTGGTGGATGCTCCGATCATCTCGGGTCCGCCGGTAGCTACACCGAAGTAGGAGGTTGGAGCGTCGGGGTCGGGGTCGAACCGCCCTCTCCGGTCGGGAAGACCGTTGTTTCTGCCGGAATACTACCGACGCGCTGCCCGCGAACCATTGCGGCCCCAACGCGGCTGATCTCGGTGTAAGGGAGCACGGGAACAGTCAGCCGCGCGCGAGCCGCCCGATTGGTGAAATAAATATAGCGCAACTGGAACCCCTCAATCGGTTTGAAACCCAGCCGCTTGTAGTGATCCATATCGGCCCCGCCCCGGTAGTTGGTACGCGCGGCGGTGGCCTGAATTTTCTTCATGCTGGTCCGCTCTCCGACATTCGAGATCACCGTCCCATCCGGCCCGATCCAGTTCGTGGTGTTGGGCTTGATGCGCGTAAGCACGAAGCCCGCCGCCCGGTAGATGGTCCCGTCGCCGCACTGCGCGGCGTCCGCGAACGAAATCACCCATTCGATCCAGGGGTACTCGCGGCGGATCAGCCGCATGGCGACGCCCAACGCGCGGCTCTCGCTGTTCCGCGGCAGGTTCTCGCTGAATGCCAGCCGGTTGAGTTCCAGGAAACTGTTCCAGCCAGTGCCCTCCACCAGCCCCTTCAGCTTGCGGCGGTCCAGCGATGGCCCGAACTGCATGGCGCCCTCCAGGCGCGTCCCCAGGAAGACGCCCAGATGCAACTGCGAATTCATCACCACCTTGTGCGAGTAATGTAGTTTGCGAATGATCGCGTTTCCGTCGCTGCTTCCGATGGGCGCGACGCGGATATCTTTTGCGCCAGGCATATTCACTTCGGCAGCGCCCTCTGCGGGGCCAGCGCCTCGTCGGCATCCCAGACCCGCCGCGGCTCGTCGGTGCCGACCTTGATCCGCCGCATCCCCGGAAAGCACCACAGGGTGAAATAGTTCGAAGGGTCCATCAGGCGGCTCTCGGCCGGGTACAACTCGAAGGCCTCGCACTCCGCGCCGGCAAGCTGGTTCTTGATGGCCTGAAACTCGCGCCAGTCGTGGCGCGCGGTGCCGTCGTGCGTGTTGATCCCAAGCTGAATCAGGCCGCCGCCCGTGCCGAACACCCGATCCTCGACCCGGCGCAGCGTCACATGGTACACGTCGTTGGCCCAGTATTCGTCGGGATCTTTGGGCCGGTCCCCCGGCGCCCGACTGCTGATCAACATCAGCGGGTGCAGGGCGATGCTGGCCTCTTTCGCCGCTTCCGGGTGATGTGCCCGCCAGAGCGCAATCAGCCGATCCCGTTCCTTTGCGATGTCCTGATTTTCATAATCCCCAATGCGCTCGCGCACCATCGCCAGCTTTTGCCGTTCGGTCATACTCCGCCTTTCGTTGCAGCCTCGCATCCAGGTTCTTCCAGATTTCGACAATCCGCAAGTCCCGCCGCCGCTCGTCCTGGGGCAGGTCGGGCCGCTTCAGGTTCTCTTCCGCCTGCTTCGCCACGCACTGAATGGCGTACTGGTAAATGGTCATGACGCCTCCAGAATGTCGTACACCGCCACCTTCCGTTCCTCGTTGGTGTACAGGAATATCAGCCGCAACCGGATTGCCGGCTTCCGCCAGCAGGGACGCAGCGTGATCTTGACCTCGGCGGGCGGCGCCCAGCTTCCGTCCTCCCGCTGCTCCAGGCTGACTTCGAACCCCGCTTCATGCCCCAGCACCTCGGCGCGCATCATGGCCTCTCCGTTCTCGGGTCTACCAGATTCGGCAGCCGCACAATCCGAATGCCCCGCCGCCGCAGGTCCTCTTCCACGGCTTCGAGGATCTGCGCGAAGGCCGTGTTGTGATCGTGCCGCAGCACCCAGCAGAGCGCCGACACATGCTCCATCGTCGCCGGGTCATCCGCCTCCACGCAGTACTGGCCTACGATATCGTGCGCCCGCTGGATCTCGTCCACCGGGCGGTAGCTTTGCTGGGCGCAGACGCCCGTAACCACCTCATCGGTCAGCAGTCGCAGGGCCTGGATCTCTTCCACCAGATGCCGGATGCCTTCGTCCAGCCCCGGCCAAGTCCGGTCGGGATAAAGCTCTTTCCACCACCAGCGCGGGATCTCCATCACAGTTCCCCCGTTTCAATCTCATGCCGCATCGCGTTCATGCCCGCCTCGATCACCCGGCCCATGTCGCGCGTCCGCTGCTGTATCCGCACAATGCCGTAGAAGAGGCCGCAGCCGATCACCCAGACCGCCGCGCCGGCGGCCACCCACCAGTTCCGGTGGTGGACATGCACCGCCACCGCCACGGCGTTGCAGAGGCCCAGGATCACCGCCCACGACCGCGCCCGCCGCAGATCCTGGTCGTAAATCGGGGAGTACTTCATTCCTCGTCCTCCTGCTCCAGGTAGCGTTCGCAGGCGCGGGCGATGGCGTTGCCGTTGGCATTGTCGTTCTGGGTGTCCTCGAACGGCCCTTCCGCCTTGGCCTTGCTGATCGCCGCCTGCACGGTCTTTACCTGCTCGTCATGCAGCATGAAGGTTACCTGCTGGTACGGCGCCCGGTCGCCCTCGGGCAGCACCGGATACCCGGCCTCCGCGACCTCCCGCATCAGCCCGTCAAGCTCGTCCACGTTGAAGCCGATCGTGGGCATGTCGAAGCCGGCATCACGCAGCTCGAGCAATTCCACTCCCAGCAGTTCCTCGTTCCAGCCCGCATTCAAGGCCAGCTTGTTATCGGCCAGCACGTAGGCGCGCTTCTTGGCTTCGCTCCAGCCGCGCGCAATCATCACCGGGCCCTCGGTGTAGCCGTTCAATTCGGCGGCGAGGACACGGCAATGCCCAGCGATGATGCCGCCATTCTCGTCGGCCAGCACCGGAATCGTCCAGCCCCATTCCCGCATCGAGGCCGCCACCTGCTTGATTTGCTCCGGCGTATGTGTCCGCGCGTTGCGCGCGTAGGGCACCAGCCTGGCCAGCGGCCATCGCTCCACGCTATCGGCGGGCCAAGGTTCCTGCATGGTGCCCATTCTAATTCGCCTCCCTGCCGATGGGCTTCAACCGCTTCCTGGCGGCCGCCTGCGTGATCATCCGGTCAAGCGTAGGGTCCGACGATACCGGCTCACCGCGCGCGGCGTCGCGTCCCTCGGCCTGGCGGCGCTCAGACGGAATCCCGTCCGGGTAAACCGAACTGTAGGCCTCCTGGCCGTCCTTCGGCCTGTAGTGGGAGCAGTACAGCGCGCGGAGTTCCGCGACACCCGGCCACTTGGTGTAAAGCCGCAGCGCCCGGCTGACGAGCCATTGCATCTGCTCCTCGGTTTCGATCATCTCCAGCAAGGCCCAGACCAGCGCAGCGCGAATGTCCGGGTCGCCGGGAAAGTACGCCATCAAGGCCAGCTTCGAGACGGAGGCGGATGCGGTTTCAGGCGTGAGTTTCACGCTGCCGCCTCCCCTCTCAGCCGTTTGAGCGCGCGCGGCAATGTCATCTCTGGGTCCGCATCCATGAGCGGCTTCACTGCCTCCCACAGTCGATCAAACTCCATGCTCGATGCCTGCACCTCTTGCGCCCGCTTCCGCAGCAAATAAGCATGGGACTCCATCTGCCAGCCAACCACTTTGTAATTGGCAACGAACTTGATCCTGTTCGCGCCACTGACAAAGCTGATGGCGCCCGGCACCTCGATGCCCTCAAAGCCCATAGGCAACTCCAATTGAGACTGGCCCTGAGCCGCTAACTCGGCACCGACCGATCCGCCCAAGATATCGTCGGCCCACTTGACCAACATCTGCAGCAGCATACCCGCCGCGATGCTGCGTAGCAGTTTTTCCTCTTTGTCATAAAAGTCCTGCGCGAGAGTTCGCGTGTCCACATCAGCCTTGGCCGCTAATTCCGTGGCGATGTGACGCTCGAATCGCCCGCGCGCTTCATCCCGTGGTGTTGGTTTTGTTCGTTTCATTCAGACACTCCTTAAATTGCTTGAGCCACTCGATAGCCCGGTCTATGCCTTGGTAATGCTGCCGCCATTGACGCCTGCCGATTATGCGTGCCGCGCCTGGCGCCGATATCGTTCCGGTGTTAACCCATCGGCAGAACTGGAACACCGGATCGGTCGTGAACATGTCGGCTTTGTAGTCGCCCTGCTGCTCGACCGTCATCGGCGGCTGATAGACTCCGTTCCGGTCTAGCGTATGAGCGCCAGTAGCGATGGCCGTGCGGCGCGCGTCAGCCGGCGAGGGCAGAACGGCGGCATTCTCTTTTCTCGCCTCGGCGACCGCACGGAAGATCTGCCCCACCGCCTTGTCGGCGTCGCCCGTCTTGTTGTACTCGGCGATGACCGCCTTAACAGTGCCGTGTGAGACATGCTCACCGGACATCGCTATCTTGAGGACTTCCTGCCGCACAGGTTCCGGCGTCGAAGGCGCGGCGATCAGGTAGAGGGCTGACACATCGATTTCCATTTGTTCCAACTTGGAACATTTGACCTTCTCGAATACCTCCATAAATCGCCACGCTGTGGTCCGCTTCCACGCGAATTCCTTTTCGATCCACTCCAGAAACTTTCCATGTTCCAACCGAGTTTTTGCTTCGGTCAGATACTGGCCGATCTGCACGATGCCCGCCGCCGTCATGCGGGCGAGGTTGTGAATTTTCTCGGCCCGCTCCAGCACGAACCGCCGCGTCTCTGTGTCGAGCGCTTCATAGTCGAATCGGAGTTGGATTTCAGCCATCATTTGCCTGCCTTTCGCCGTTCTTCCCGGTAGTAGGCCTCCAGCGTTTCGCTCTGCGCCGACTTGCGCGCGGGCCGCGGGCCGTTGGAGGATTTTTTATTGGACGAAGACGCGGCAACGCCGCGTAGGTTCTTTATGTCAGGTTCATATAAAGGACCAGGAACCCCCAAACCGTCAGAATGAGGGATCTGACCCCTCAAAGTGAGGGATCTTGATCCCTCAAAGTGAGGGATCTGGATTTCATAATGGCAGCAGGTCTGCCGCCGCTTAACTGTGATTAATCCGACCCGGCGCAACGCCGCCAAGCCCCGCTCGACAGTGGCTACACCCATGCCTAGTTCCGCCGCCAGCTTGGCTTGCTTCGGATTACATTGGCCCGTCTTCCTGTTTCGGTGGTCGAGCAATTGAGCCAGGATTAACTTTTCTGTAGCGGAAAGCCGCTTGTCGGCAAGAACTTCTTTGGCTACAATGAGAAAAGAGTTACGTTCCATTTTGGGGGCCACCTTTTGACTTTCAAACTTCCAAACTGGGATTCTGTGTGATTGCATCGGGGCGCGGAACCAACGCGCCCCTTAATTTTTTATGGCGGATGTTCGTGCTTCGCCAGGAAATTGCACAGGTCTTCCACACTTTCCACAACCACAACCGGAAGCTCGAATTGCTCCCGAATCACCGCTATCTGGATCTCTTGGTCCGGATTCAGCTTGCCGCCAGGCCGCTTGACCTCCAGCAGGAACCCGCGGTGGCGCCCATGCAGGCAGACGTAATCCGGCGTGCCCTTCGGCACTCCGTGGACATGCCGCCGGTCGTCGAGCGTTTTGAAAACCCCGGCGTGCAGCTTCTTGACCCAGTAGTTGTGCAACTGCAGGATGGTCATGCACTGGGCCTCCACATCGTTCTCCGTCAACCTGGGCGCGGTCAGGCGGAAGTGGCGGCTCATACCTTTTCCCACCTCCAACCAAGCAGCGCTTTCAGCCAGAAACGAACCCACACGTTCGGCATGGGCCTCTGGCAATCGATGCGGATGAGATCGTTGGTCAGGAATAGGTAGCAACGGATCGGCTCCGGTTCGCGGATGTGCATTTGGGCTTGAGGGACGCGGGGTTCCATGCTTATGCTTTTTCCTCCTAGATTTCCCGACTTCTCACGCCATTCTGGCGTGCGCCCTATCGTCTGCGGAGGGAGTGACAGTGACTCAAATTTCACGCCGAACTCCAGCGCATCAGTCGGCATCTGCTCCATCGCCTGTGCGATCTGCTCGGGAGTGGCGCTGTTCATCCTTCTTACAAGCGCGGCGAGATCCGTCCCCTCCATCGTCGATCCACTTTTGGGGGTGGGATTTTCAGCGTCAACCTCGGCCTGCTGCTCCCCCTGCGTTCCCACGGAGGCGAGAGTAGGAAGAAATGCGCCAATCGTTGAGATCACCTCTGGGACGATACGCCTGCCCCATTTCCGTAGGCCGTTACGTGCGCTCAAGAATAGTTTTTCGGATTCCTCGACCAGTCCTTTCAGCGATTTGATCTCCCCCTCTTGCTGCTCCATCTGCTGGCGCAGGCGTTGAAGAACGTTGCAGGCACTCGGGCTATCGTGTATCACCCGTTCGATCAACTCCCAGTCGTTCATGCCTTCCCCTCCTGCCGGCGCCCGCCCCAGCTTCCGCGCGGCTAGTGCCTCCCCCGAGACCCGCTGCGTCATCCGTTCGCCTCGGGCGGTTCTGTGAAGCCGAAGTTCTGCTGCATCTCGGCCATAGTCATGGCCTCTTCGCGCACCGTCTCGTTGTTGTCGAGGCGGATGATGCGTTTCATCCCGGCGCGCGGCGTCTCCATCATGGCCAGGCATTCGACCTCGCGCAGCTCGTAGCCGTTGTTGATTTTCGTGGAGAGATCCGCCACCCGGTTGTTGGCGGCTTCGATGGAGGCCGTCATCGAGGCCACAACGCTTTTCTTCTGCGATTTCAGATCGAAGACGGTTTGAGCTTCGCGCGCGAGGCCTTCGCCCAGTTCGCGGATCTCGTTTTTGTCGAAGGTGTACTTGATCGATTCATAGAGTCGCTTTTCCATTTGCATCCACCCTTTCCTCAATTTGCCGCCACCTGCGGCTGTTGCTGCGGTTGGTCCGCTTGATGACTTGCTCTGTGCCGCGCGCGAAGCGCTCATGGCTCACGAAGCCGCGCTGGCAGGCCCCGCCCCACTCGCAGATCGGCCAGATGCCCGTCGCCGGGTCGAGGTGCTTGCCTGGGCAATTGGGATCGGGCGGCATATCTTCGAGCCTCATTTCGGTGGCCCTCCGGTAACGTAGGGATCGCACTCCCATTCCTCGATGGGCGGGCACTCGCAGGCGAAGGCGTGCGTGTCATGAATTCGGCACCAGTACTCGCCGCAATGCTCGGGGCAGGGTATCCACGCGGGGCCGCTGTTCATAACGCCTCCCAGCGCCAGCCCAGCAGCACGCGCTGCCAGAACCGAATCCAGGCGTTCGGCATCGGTTCTTGCGACTCGATACGCAGGATGGCGTTGACGAACAGAACCGATTTGGGCGGAGCGTTGAACGGGCGCATCCGCGCGGAAGTAAGTTGTGGCGGCTTCATCATGGCTTGTACACCCGCGCGATGTGCTCGGCCAGGCCGAGTGGGATTTTCGAGATCGCCGCGGTTGCCGCCTTCCGGCGGGCGCTGCGGCTGTTGAATCGCGTGAAGCCGGCATCGAACCATGCGGCCCCGGAGGCGTGCTGTTTGATCGCCTCCGACCGCAGGCTGTAGACGCTGGCCTCGCGCGGATCGCCCCGCTGGTCCGCCGGTCCGAACCAGGAGCCGACGCCCTTCTGGCCAGACGGCCACGGCATCAGGGCCGGGACATCACCCCACAGGTAGAAGCTGCCGTAGTGCCATGCGGCCGGGCCTACCCACTTTTGCGCGGCCCGAACATTTTCGACGATCAGCGGGATATAGCGGCCTGCCGCTTCGCTGGCCTCCCTTTGGATACGGAAGGGCGCTTCAAATAGGGCATTACTCGGGGCAGGAAGCGCCCTAGCGCGCTTCCAGGGCATGTTTCGGTAGGAATAGGCTTGGCAGGGCGGCGAGGCTACCAGCATATGCGCAGGGCGGAACTGCGCCCCATGCAGCGTCTCCACATCCTGCAATACCAACTGGGAGGGATATCCCCCGGTCCCGTGGTCATGGCGCTCGATATCGAATCCGATCACCCGCCAGCCTTCGGCCAGGAAGCCTTCGGTCCAGCCGCCGAGGCCGCAGTACAGGTCGATGCAGAGGGGGGGCCCAGTCATTCCGGCCGCCGTTTCTTGCCGCATTGCGCGATGTGCTTCAGCGACTTACCGCTGGAATTGCAATGGCAGCAATAGAAGCGGGGGCCGCCCTTGCCATTCCGGTGGGCGGCTTCGGCTTGGCCCCGCGCCAGACGTGGGGACGAAAAAACCCCGCCATTACTGGCGGGGTCTGAGTACTGCGAGGTCACGCAACCCTTTCCTTAGCGCGGCGGGTTGCCCAGCTTTTTAGCGCAGCCTTTGTGCGCTTATCTGGCGGGTACGACGCAGGAATGGAACAGGTGATGACGAATGGGATTGCCGGGTAAAATTGGAATCGCGGGCCTGCCCGCCCTTCCAATTTTGCCTGGTCCGGCAGCGCGATGGAGCCTTGGATTACCACTTCCTCCTGTGTGATATCGATCCTCTCTACTGTCGATTGCAAAAACTCCCGCTTGTCCTCGAAAGTCTTAATCTTATCCAGCACTTCCAGCTTCCGCTCGAAAGCGGCAACCAGCGCCCCCTCGGAGAACATCTGGGTGATCGGGGCGCGACGCAGTTTCTGTTCCAGTTCCTGAATCTTCATCTCCAGGTCAGCGAACCTGCTGTTGGCTGTGCCGTGGAGTTTCGTCAATGAAGCATTCAGCAGGATGGTCCCGAAATGCTTCTGCTGCTCTCTGAGTGATCGCAGATCGGCCTCGGCTTCCTCCCGCCGCTGGCTGGCGTCTGATCCATGCTCTGCGCGGTAGGCCTGCAGGGCGGTGGCGTGGGCCACTTCCGGCCGGCGAAGGTGATTTTTCATGGCGTCGATTACGATGCCTTCCAGCTTATCCGAAGACATTTCGCTCGACAGGCACCGCATGTGGACTTCCCCGCCGCTATTGTAATTGTGTTTGTAGCAGTAGCCAACGCCGGTTCTTCCGGTGCCTCTCATGCGGAAATACCACATGCCTCCACATGGACCGTCGGCATTCTGCGCAGCGCAGTATACGAGTTTGCTCAGGGGGAATTGCGTGGAGGGCCGCCCCGCCTTCTTCACCTTGTTCTGCGTCCGCGTGGCATTCGCCAGCCGCGCCATTTCGGCATCGATAATCGGAGGCAGATCCAACTTCCCCTCTTCGACCCCGGAGAGATCAATCGGCGTGGCATTATCGCCCATCAGCTTCACGCGTTCCGCATATTCGCGCTGCGCGGCCACAATCCCCAGCCTGACAATGTGCACCCCGGCGTACTGGTCCGCCTTCTTCAGAACCTGCATGACGGACTCCCGCCACCAAGCGAAGCCCCTCTGCGTGAGGATCTTCTTGCGGTTCAAGTACACCATGATCTCGTAAGCGGACTGGCCCTCTTGCACGTACAGCCGGAAAATCAACCTGACGATCTTCGCCTCTGCCGGGTTGATGATTGCCTTGCCCAGTACCGCGCTGGGATGCTTTTTAGCGACCGCCTCATCCACGTAGGTATAGCCGTAAGGAACCCCGCGCGGGCTGGCAAATAACTTATCCTGCAGCACCCGGCCCTTGCGCCCTTCTGCGGTGCGCTCCAGGATCAGCTTGCCTTCCAACTCGGCAAAGCTCGCGTAGACCTGATACATGAGATCGCCTGTCGGAGTGTGATCGAATGTCTGCGTAGCGAACTCCAGCCGTACGCTCATGCGCTTCATTCGGGACCGGAGAATGTAGGCATCCTCGGCATTGCGCGCCACGCGGTCGAGCCGCAGGGAAATGACGCCGCCGATCTTTCCATCCCGCGCCAACTGCCAGCCGCGCTGAAAATCGGGGCGGTCATCATTCTTCCCGGTCTGCTTGTCGAAGCCCACATATTCCGAAGGCCGCACTTCGCGCGGGCTGATTACGCAGGTATCCAGACCCGGTACGCGCGCCTCGGGAACATTCACCGCCAGCCAGTTGCGAATCGCCTCAACCTGCCTGGCGGGGCCGTACTTGTCGCCTTGGTCCTTCGAGCTTACCCGGATGTAGGCAAACCAAGGAAGATCACTCTTTCGGGGAGTCGCCATTACGCTCTGCCTCCCTTGCTTCCAGTCTTTCGAGCAGGCGCAGCAGGCGCAGAGCCGACCGCTGGGACAGGGCCAGATTTTGGCCGCTTACTACCTGTACGCTTCTTGGTTTGCTCGGTTTCTCCATTGGCCATCCGCTCCAATAGGGCTACCGCAGCCCGCACGCGAGGCAG